ATATTAATGAATATAATACCAAAATAAATATGAATAAATTTATAGAAAATAAATGTCATTTTTATTTAAATACAAAAAATTCTTTAATTTATATTAATAGCATTTTAATTAGAAATAAATTATCACATAAATTATTATTTTTAAAAGAAGGGCTTAGTTTTGATTTAAATAGTTTTAATATTGGTACAAATCTATCATTGAATGATTCTATTATTAAAAAATTTCAAGAAGAAGATAATGAAATTTTTAATAATAGAGAATGCACTTTTATTAAAAGTATTCCTTCTGATGATATTATAAAAAAGGTTGTAAGATATATTGATAAAAAATATAAGAAAATTAATGAAGATTATGAAGTTAAATTAGAAAAATATGCTGAGTATGAAACATATAATTATTATTGGAATTATAGAAAAAGAACAAAGCAAAAAGTTTTACATTATACTTATAGAATATGTTTATATCATCAAGAATATAAGAAAGGTTTGGAGGCATTTTTTGAAATTCCTTTAACTAATAAAATTTATGAAATAAAAGATAAATTAGAATTAATAAAATATATAGAAAATATTTTTGAAAATTGTAAAATTAACATTTATTGTTCTGATTGCCATAAATTCTTTAAATTTAGTTTAAAAGAATTTGAATTTTATATAAAAATGAAGTTTAAATTACCCAAAAGATGTAAGAGTTGTAGAAAAACAAAAGCAGATAGGAGGATAAGTATTTGAAAAAAACAGCTCCTCAAAGATTTGTATATAAGATAAATTCTATAAGATTAAGAAAAACTAATTGGAATCTAAATATAACTATAGATGAAGCAATTAAAAATGAAGAATTAATTCCAATTGCTGAAAATCAAAATTTTAATTTTATAGATATAGAAAATAATTTAGATACTACTAGTGTTTATAAAATGGTTAATGAAATTGAAAATCAAATAAAAGAAATAAAGAAATTACCTACTAATATTGACAATAGAAAATCTATAAAATTACTTTATAAAATGAAATTTAATGATTTATTAATTAAAGATTATGTATGTATAGTAATGGATAATAATACAGATTTTAATAGACTTAATACAAAAAAAGGATTTTTTATAAATGGTATTAAATTTAAAAAATTACTTGGAACAACTGGTGGTATTAAAAATAGCGTAATTGTGTATGTTAGTGAAAGAATATATGATAGTATAAATAAAAAAATAGATAACGGAAGAGATTTAACTAAAAAATTTATTCCTGCAAAATTAGAAGCATATAAGGCATTAACATGTAGTGCAAGTGTTCCTGTATCCATGCCAAAAGGGGTATTAGTAGTTAAGGATTGTATAACTAAATTTAAATCTAATATTATAAAAATTGATGATACCCAATCTGAAGAACCAATTATTACATATGAAAATGATTATGATATAGAATTAAATGATAGTGATGGATATGGACTTATTTTACCTTCTTTAAGTAAAAAATGGACAGAAGAATTAGGTGAAGATTATATAAGTAGTGGGTTTTGTATTCGCAATAGCTTTTGTAAAGGTATGCTTTTTACATTTGATTATATTGATTTTGCAAAACGTATAAATAATGAAAAATATGAAGTAGAAGATATTTGGGGTAATAATATAGATATTAGAAATGTTGAAATAATTTTAACAGAATCCATGTTAAAATTGTGGAATTCATATAACAGTATAGAACATTATTTAAATTGTTGCAAGGAAAATGATTATACTTTTAGGGTAACTAAAAATACACCAAAATATTTAGAAAACCAAAGAGAAACAAATTATCAATTTTTACAATCACTTTATTTAACTAGTAATATGATTGATGAGTTAATAAAGCCTACAGTTTCAGAATTGCAAGATGTATTAGGCGAAGATTATAGAAAAAGTATATTATTTTTAAAGGGAATTCATTTAGATAAGATAAATTTTAATTCTGAAGATTGTGATTTTATAAAAGCATTGATGATTAATAAAAATATGATCAAAGACCCTTATGTAAGAAATAAAATACATAATATGATAAATAAAAAAATAACTGAGGCTAAAATTGGGAAATTAAAAGTTCGTGCTAACTATTCTATTATATCTGGAGATCCATATTCACTATGTCAAAGTATATTTGGCTTAAAGGTTACTGGATTATTAAAAAGTGGAGAATTTTATTCTAATTATTGGAACAGATTAAAAATTAATAAAGTAGCATGTTTTAGAGCACCTATGACATGTCATAATAATATAAGGATTTTAAATTTGATTAATACTCAACAAATGAGATATTGGTATAAATATATGAAAACTGTAACTATATTTAATTCATGGGATACAACTGCATTTGCATTAAATGGAGCAGATAAAGATTCAGATTCAGTATTTACAACTGATAATAAAATTATATTAGAAGGTATAAATCCTACAGATGCGATAATTTGTGTTCAGAAAACTGCTGAAAAAATTATTCCAACCATAGATGATTTAAATAAATCTGATAAAGATGGATTTGGTGATGAAATAGGTATAACTACTAATAATATAACTCCTATGTTTGATGTTCTTACTAATTTTGATGAAAATAGTGATGAATATAAAGAGATAATGTATAGAATTATGTGTGGACAAAATTACCAACAAAATGCTATTGATAAAATTAAAGGTATTGTTGCAAAAAGAATGCCTGAATATTGGTATAATAATAAATTTAATAAAATTAAAGATAGTGATCCTCTTGAAATTATAAGAAAGAAAAAATTTAATCAAAAAATAGTTGCTGATAAAAAACCATATTTTTTTAAATATATATATCCTAAGAGAATGAAAGAATATAATAATTTTATATCTAAAAGTAATAAGAATTGTAGCATGAGATTTGGAATGACTGTATCTGAATTAAAAAATAAAACAGATAAAACAGAAGAAGAAATAGAATTTTTAAAATGGTATGATATAAAAATTCCACTATCTATAAAACCATCAGTTATGAATCAGATTTGTTGGAAAATTGAGAAATATTTTGATGATTATAAAATGGTTGATTTAGTAGATAAATTTGATTATAAAATTTTAATGACAGATAGGCAATATTCCAAAGGTAGATATGATGCTATTAAAAAATTATATATAGACTATAATAAAAAATTAAGAGAAGAAAGTCAAATATATAATACTAGTAAAGTAAATAAAGAAGAAAAGAAAATATTTAGACAAGTATTTATAGAGCAGTTTAAATGTAGAGCATATGAGTTATGTAATGACGCTGAAGAATTGTGTAATATAGTTGTAGAACTATGTTATAAAAACAATAATTCCAAGCAATTTGCATGGGATGTTTGTGGGGATATAATTATAAATAATTTATTAAAAAATAATAATTATAAGATTTCATATCCAGTATTAGATAAAAATGGAGATATAGAATTTGGTGGAGAAAAATTTACAATGATTACAAAGGAGGTTTATAATGAAATTAATTTTAAATGAACAGTATATTATAAATGAGGCTTTAAAAAATGGGTATATAGATAAAAGAAAACCTAGTAATACTATAAAATTATTAATTAAATATTATTACAATATAGGTCAAGACAAAGACCAAGTAAGAAAATCTATAGAAGATTTTATGAAAGAGAATTATGAAAACTTTAACACAGTAAAATGGTGTAAAACATTAGATAAAATGGTTGATTATGCAAAAGATAAAAACAATGAATTATTTGTATTAAATGAAATAATTATAACTAAAACTGAATTAAATGTTATTAATAATATAAATAATAATAGGCTTGAAAAATTAGCTTTTGTATTATTGGTTTATGCTAAAATATATAATAAAATAAATAATAACGATACTAATTGGGTTAATGCAGAACTAAAAGATATTTTTAGTGACACTAAAATGGCAGTTAAATTAATTGATCAAGGTAAAATGATATATAAATTAAAAGAGTTAAATTTAGTTGATATATCTAAAAAAGTAGATTGTACTAATATAAAGGTTCTATTTTTAGATGAAAATAGCAAAAAAACAATTATAATTAAAGATTTTAGGAATTTTATATATGAATATTTAAAATATCGTGGAGAAAAAATTGTAATGTGTGAAGATTGTAATAAACTTTTAAAATTAAAATCTAAAAATAGTAATCAAAAATTATGTACTGTATGTTCAGAGGAAAGGGAAAAGATAAGAAAAAGAGAATTTAAAAAACAAATAAGTAGCGAAACGTAATATCTTTAAATCCATTGAAAATAGTAGGTTTTATGTATGTTTCAAATCTGTCTTATATGAATAGTAATTAACAATATAAATATTACACATTATATAAAATCAGAATTTGGTTACAACATTTAGTAAATGGGTAGAAGGGTATAGAAATAGTAAATCCAGCTACAATTACATTACTAATATAGTGTTTCAGTACTATGTATTGAACAAACATCTAATAAAGATATCAAGTTGCAACCTAAAGAAATGTAGGGGTCTACGTTAACTTTAGTGATATCTTTAGTATTTGACTCCAGAAGTAGAGCGGCTGGCTACACTACCATTTGGAATAACCTATGGTTTCTTTGAATGGTCTTAAAAGAGATATGGGATTGCAACCTATCAGTGAGTCATATATAAAAAACTTACCCGTTAGGGTCAATAGGGTTTAGAGGTTAATACCTCTCCCCTATTTAAGTAATGCTACCAATGGGAGTTCCAAGTCTCCATATAAAAAGCAGAGGACTACAAATTAATAAAATAATTAATGAAAAGGATGTGGATTTGGCTTGATTAATATAAGTCAATCAATTAAAAACGAAATGGACAATATGGGATTGCTCTATGTAACTGTAGTTAAAGATGGTAATGGAAAATCAATATGGTATAAAGATGAAAATGGAAATTTCAAAAAGAGTATTCGTAGAAATTATTGGGTAATCAATAAAAATAAGACATCTGATGGTAAAGGTTATGTTGTAGAAGATAGAACATATTACAAATATTTAGAAATCAAACAAAAATAAAAATACCCCACAGAAAGGAATGATTTCATGGGGAAAAATAAAGACAAGATAAAAGTTGAATTTCTTGGTAACAATGCTATTGATGTAACTGGAAGTGCTATTTTAATAACTACAGATAATAACAAACAAATTTTACTTGAATGTGGAATGATTCAAAATTGTGATTCTACAAATGATTTTAAGTTAAATTCAAAACCATTTGCATTTAAAGCTAAAAATATTGATTATGTTATTATTTGTCACCAGCATCAGGATCACATCGGATTAATTCCTAAATTATTACATGATGGGTTTAAAGGAAAAATAATTGCAACTGAAATAGCTTCTAAATTTTTTAAACCTATGTGGAAAGATAGTTGTAAAATTATTGAATATGATTCTAGAATACTATCAAAACAACGTAAAAAGACTGTTTTACCTTATTATGATGAAACAGATGTTTACAATGCTTTAGATTTAACTTATGAATATGACTATAATAAAATATATGATTTAGATGAAAATATTAGTTTTAAATTTTTAAAAAATTCTCATATATTAGGAGCTGCACAAGTTGAATTATATATAAAAGATAATATGGGTGTTCAAAAAACTATATTATATACTTCAGATTTAGGATCTTTTAAGGTTAAAAATCATTATGTTGAAAATAATGATAAATCTAGTAAGGCTAATATAGTAATATCCGAGTGTACATATGGTAAAAGAACTCAAGAATCTGCTCCTAATAGAGAAAAAGATTTAGAGAAACTTAAAACAAAAATTAAAGAAGTGTGTATTGATAATAAAGGTAGATTATTAATTCCAGTATTTGCTTTATCAAGAAGTCAAGAAATCTTAACCAATCTATATAAAATGTATAAAGATGATTCTGATTTTAATATACCTATATATGTTGATTCTCCACTTATAATTACTCTTAATAAAGTTTATTGTAATGTTTTAAAAGGTGAGGACTTAGAATTATTTAAAAAAGTTTGTGATTGGCAAAATGTACATTTTATTGAAAGTGTAGAAGAAAGTAATGCTTGTATAAAAGATAAAAGACCTAAAATTGTTTTAAGTAGTAGTGGATTTTTAACTAACGGAAGATCTTGTTCTTATTTAAAAGAATATATACAAAATGAAAAAGATTGTGTGATTTCTGTTGGTTATTCTCCTAATAATAGCGTGTTTGGTAAAATAAAAAATGGAGAACCAATAATTAAAATTGATAAAAAGAATTATAAAAACAAATGCACATGTATGTCTCTTTATAGTTTTTCATCACATGTTCCTAGACATGAACTTTTAAGTTATTTAAAAAGTATTTATACAGAAAAATATTATTTAGTTCATGGTGAGGAATCTGGAAAATTAGAATTTAAAGAAAATCTTGAAGAAGAACTTTCTAAAATGTGTAGAACATCACAAGTTGTTTCAACTACAAAAAATACTATATGCTATTTATAAAATAATAATATAATTAACCTTGTTTTCAATTTTGGGGTATTCCCCTATTTTAAAAAATATATTTTTAATAAATTTTTAGGAGGTATTTTTATGACAAAACTTTTTTCTAACAATTTTTATTCAATTTTTGATGATGTTGAAAATCTTATGTTTACTAGACCATTCAAAGATATGCATCCTATTAAATGGGTAAAATTTGAAGATGGTTACATTGGTTATTGTATAACAACTGGAATTAAACCAGAGTGTGTTGAAGTTGATGCAAAAGATGGTTATATTCAGGTTAAAGGTTATACAAAAGATGAAGAATTTGGTGAAGAATTTAGTCAATCTTTTAGTGTGAAAGTAAATCCAGATATTTATAAAAATATTGAATCTTTGGATTATACTTCAAAAGATGGTGTCACTAGAATTTATTTATCAGTTAAGAAAAATGAAAACGAAATAAAAGTTAATAGAATTTAACTCTCTTTAAGCAAGAATTCTCCCACTTTAGAAGTGGGAGATGAATTGCAATTGACAATCAAAGAAAGAAATGAGGTGATTATTATATTAAAAGCATATAAATACAGGATATATCCTAACCAAGAACAAAAAGAATATTTTACTAAAACATTCGGTTGTGTTAGATTTATATATAATAAAATGTTGGCGGATAGGATTAAGTCTTATAACGAAAATAAAGACTTAGACATTAAAAATATCAAACACCCTACTCCTGCACAATACAAAAAAGAATACGAATGGTTAAAAGAAGTTGATAGTTTAGCACTTGCTAATGCACAAATGAATTTAGATAAGGCTTATAAAAATTTCTTTAGAGATAAATCAGTGGGATTCCCTAAATTCAAAAGTAAAAAGACGAATAGATTTAGTTATACAACTAACAACCAAGGTGGAAATATTCACATTAAAGATAATAAAATTAAATTACCTAAGATTGGATATATAAAGATAAAACAGCATAGAGAATTTGATGGATTGATTAAATCATGTACAATATCTAAAACTCCTAGTAAAAAATATTTTATATCTATTTTAGTAGATGCTGAAATTGAACAATTGCCTAAATGTGAAAATAAAATAGGCATTGATTTAGGATTAAAAGAATTTGCAATAACGTCAAGTGGAGATAAATATGAAAATCCTAAGTTCCTTAGAAAATCAGAAAAGAGACTTAAATTTCTACAACGTAGCCTTTCAAGAAAAGTTAAAAGTAGCAATAATAGAAACAAAGCAAGATTAGCGTTAGCTAAACAGTATGAGAAAATAGCTAATCAAAGAAAAGATTTTCTGCATAATTTATCTTCTAAACTAATAAACGAAAACCAAGTTATAGTCATAGAAGATTTGAGAGTTAAGAACATGCAACAAAATCATAATCTGGCGAAAGCCATCTCAGAGGTATCTTGGGCTAAATTCAGAACAATGTTAGAGTATAAAGCTGATTGGAATGGAAGAGAAATTATTATAGCTGATTCTAACTATGCAAGTAGTCAATTGTGTTCTGAATGTGGTTATAAGAATTCAGAAGTAAAGAATTTAGCATTGAGAGAATGGACTTGTCCAGAGTGCGGAGCACACCATGATAGGGATGTAAATGCAAGTAAAAACCTATTAAAACTGGCTATATAACTGGTAATCATTCGAGGTCGGAATGACCTTTAGAGCTTGGGTAAACTTGTCTCAGTAGAGATATTGACCAAGAAGCCATCCGCTTCTATAAGCGGTGGTAGTTCACAAAGGTCGATAAGGGTTGAGGATTAATCTCATCTCCTTATTCTTATAACAATAGGGTTTGATGGAGGAAAAGGAATTAATGGATATAAATAGATTAGAAAACGAGAATTTTCCTAATTATTGTTTACGATTAATTGAAGCAAAAGAAAATAATTTAATAGATATTGATAAGTCAGAAATTTGGGAAATATTATTTGGTGAAAAAGTGTCAAGCGACCATGCTAGAAAAAGTTTGGTGGCAATTAAAAAAATGATACTTAAATATCAAGAAGAAGGTGTTCAAGAAATTTCTGATGATAAAATTTTAAAAGAATATGAGATTAAAAAAATAGAACTTGAAAAAGAAAGACAAAGATTCTTTGACCAAAGAACTGCTTATAATAAAGAAATAAGAAATGATGCAAGATTAGACACTTTAAAAGATATTATTAAAAATTCAGTTAATTGTATTAAACCTTATGAATCCAATACATACAATTACATAGAAAAATCAGAAAATGACTTATTAATAGCACTTAATGATATACATTTTGGTATTGAGATTGATAATTTTTGGAATAAATATAATTCTGATATAGCAAAGCAAAGACTTGAAAAATATTTAACAGATATTATTAATATAAAAAATACTCATAATTCAGAAAATTGTTATGTTTGTGCCAATGGTGACTTAATTTCTGGAAATATTCATTTTTCAATTGCAGTAGCAAACAGAGAGAATGTTGTTGAACAAGTCATGGGAGTTTCTGAATTAATATCATGGTTTTTAAGTGAATTAAGTAAACATTTTAATAATGTTAATTTTTCTGTAGTTGCTGGAAATCACAGTAGACTATCCTTAAAAGATATGAGTCCTAAAGATGAGAGATTAGATGATTTAATTCCATTTTATGTTAAAGCTAGACTTCAAAATTTAAACAATGTTTTTGTTTTAGATAATAAAATAGATAACACAATGTCTTTAATAGAAATTAGAGGATTAAATTATGTAGGTGTGCATGGAGATATGGATAAAGTTAATGATGTTTTGAAATTAGTTGAAATGTTACCTTATAAAGTTTATGGAATATTATTTGGTCATCTACATCATAATGCAAGTAATTTTATTCAAGGATATAAAACTTTAATGTCAGGTTCTCTTATGGGTATTGATGATTTTTGTATTGAGAAACGTATATTTGGAAAAGCACAACAATTGGTTTGTGTTTGTGATAATAAAGGTGTTAAATGTCAATATGATATTGATTTATAATAATTAATAAAATAAAATTATTTCGAAAGGATTAGTCTTAATTGACTAAACAGGTATTTAATTATGGGATATGGAATTTCAATAGGTATATTGATGGGAATTATAATAACAATTTTTTATGACAGAATTCTTTCACCCATAATAGACCTAAAATGTGAACATTATAGATATAAAATATCTACTAAGTGTACTGAGGAAAAACTAGATGCAGATAGTTTAGTACTTGAATTTAATCGTATTTATCCTGAAGCCAAAGAAAAAATTTTAGATGAAGATACATGTGGTAATGCTATAGGATTTCATATGGATTCTTCAGAAGAAGAATATGATGATTTTGAGGAAGAAGATGATGAGTGATATAAAAATTAAAAATACAGAATATTTGGTTTTAAATCCTAAATATATTGAAGCACTTACAGAAGATGAATGGGAATTAGATTATGATGAATCAGAATGTGAGAATATAGATGAATATCTCGAAAAGCAAGAAAGATGTAAGAGTATAAAGAAAATAATTACAAACTGTGCGGAAAGCTCACTCCTTTAGGTGTGGGAGTGTCAGATAGAAAGTATATTTGATTCAAAGTAGATCGTGCCTATTAGTGTTTTGCTAATAGGCATTTTTGTATTTTGAAAATAATGAATAAAAGGAAAGATGGTGAAATAATGGCAAGTGCAAAGAATAATACAATAAGTACGGAAAATCGCAATTCTTGTACTTGTTGCTCTGAAGATAGACCTAAAGAATTTTATAAAAGTTTTAATTCAGTTCATAAATATACACAAAAAATGACTATATGTAAGAAATGTATGGAGATTGAATATCAAAGATATATAAGTAAATATAACGATAGTAAATTAGCTTTATATTATATTTGTAGGAAATTTGATATTTTCTTTTGTTTAACAGCATATGAAGGAGCATTAAATCAATCTGCTTCTACAGGTTGGGATATTATACCATCATATATCAAGTTAATAAATTCATTTAGAGATAAAGATGATGGTAGTCATAGAAATGGTTATGGAGTTTGTTTTGATGATAGTTTTGAATTTTTAGATAGAGTAGTTGTTGTTGAAAACAAACAAGAAGACAAAGAAGAATTCAAAGAAATAAAGCCTCAAAAACAAGATATAAAAAAAATAACTTACTCCGAAGAAGATGAACAAAATAAAAAAGATGTTACTAGGTTATTAAAATATGATCCATTTTTTGATGAACCAGATGATATAAAGCCATTTTTATATAATAAATTAGTTGACTTTTTAGATGCTAATACTTTAAAAGATGGATTTAAGTTACCTATAGTTATTGAGGTAGTAAAAGGATTTGGTCAAGCAGAGAAAATAAATAGAGCTTTATCTAAAATTGATATAATCGCTAATCCGTCAGAAATAGGAAATGTAAAAACTTTATCTGATACAAAGCAAAATATTCTCAGGTCTATACTTTCTATGGCTAAAGATAATGGTATATCTGAAAATTATAGTAATAATAAATCAAAAGGTGCAGGTACTTTAACCGGTTTAATTAAGGAACTCCAAGAAAAAGGAGTACATGCTGCTGAAGTAAATTTATATGATGTTCAAACATGTCAAGGAATGAAACAAGTTGCAGATATTAGTAATAAAAGTATTTTAGAACAATTAATGTTAAATGAAAACGATTATGTTGACATGATTAAAGAACAAAGAGAATTAGTTCAAGAATTAGATGAAAAAGCTAGTAAATTTGAAGAAGAAAATAGAATTTTAAAAGTTAAAATAAAAAATATAGAAGAGTATTTAAAAGAAAAAAATGAAAATCAAGAGGTGAGATAATTGGAGTTTTATATAAAGCAATCTGAAACAGAATTATCTCAAAGAAATTTAGAATCCTTTTTAAGATTGGCAGAAATAATTCAATGGGGAAGACAACATCCTACTAAATTTTCAGAACGGTTTTTAGGCGTGGAATTTCTTGATAATCAAAAATATGTATTTATGATGTCATGGTCAACACCCTTTAATGTATGGTGTCAGAGTAGAGGATCTGGAAAAACAACCCTATTAGCTCCATTTATAATGTCTAAATCAATGTTAATTCCGAATTATCAAACTTATATAATTAGTGGTGTTGGTTCTCAGGCACAAGAAACATTTTTAAAAATTGAAAAAATAGCAAAAAAAGAAATACAATCTTTTACTGGAT